TGGGCGTGTACTATCCCCACAAGCGGCACGTTAGGCGTTACCAACATTACATGGGCGCAACTTGCTAGCGCATCGGCTTATTTTGCGGGAACGGGTTTAAGCCTTGCAAGTTACACATTTAGCATTGCCAATACTGGAGTTAGCGCGGCTTCTTATGGCACTTCCTCAAGTGTTCCAACACTAGCAATAAACGCCCAAGGGCAAGTAACTAGCGCATCAAACACCGCAATTGCCATTGCAAACACGCAAGTTTCTGGTCTGGGCACAATGTCCACCCAGAACGCGAACAACGTATCTATTACGGGCGGTTCAATTACAGGAACGCCAATTAGCGGCTCTACGGTTGGTGGCAGCACTATCACAGCAGCAGCCCAATTTAGCGGCCCTGGCACGGGTTTAACAGGCACTGCAAGCGGTTTATCCATTGGTGGTAATGCAGCTACCGCGACCTCGGCTACAACGGCAGGCTCAGCAACCACCGCAACCACCGCGACAAACCTTGCAGGCGGCGCTGCTGGCTCACTTCCTTATCAGTCTGCATCGGCTACGACTGCAATGTTGGGCATTGGCTCGGCAGGACAAGTTTTAACTGTTTCTTCGGGTTTACCCGCATGGTCGTCTGTTTCTGGCGTAGCGGTTACAAGTTTTAGCGCAGGAACTACAGGGTTTACTCCTAGTTCGGCTACAAACGGCGCAATTACGCTAGCTGGCACATTAAACACCAGCAATGGTGGCACGGGTCTAACCACATTTACTTCGGGCGGCGCGGTTTACGCTACGTCAACTTCGGCGTTAACCACTGGCACTTTGCCTGTCGCATCGGGCGGCACTGGCGTAACAAGCAGCACCGGCACAGGTTCGGTTGTATTGTCTACCAGCCCCACATTGGTAACGCCTGCTTTAGGCACTCCAACTGCCCTTGTATTAACAAGTGCTACGGGTTTACCCTTAACAACCGGCGTAACGGGTACGCTACCAATTGCGAACGGAGGAACAAATGGTACAGCGACTCCGACTGCTGGCACGGTTGCGTATGGCACGGGTACGGCTTATGCGTTTACTGCGGCGGGTACTTCTGGACAAGTCTTAACGTCTAATGCTTCGGGCGCACCGACTTGGACAACGCCTACTTCTGCGATTACGATTACGGACGATACGACTACCGCTACAACCCGTTATCCTTTATTTGCTTCTGTCACTAGCGGGACTTTATCGACCGAGTACACTAGTTCAACAAAATATCAATACGTTCCGTCAACCGGAACATTGTCGGCAACGGTGTTTAGCGGTTCTGGCGCAAGTCTGACAAACATCCCTAATGGGGCGCTGACTAACTCTAGCATCACAATCGGGTCAACGGCGGTTAGCCTGGGCGGGACTGCAACAACCATTGCTGGCTTAACTTCGGTCACATCTACTACTTTTGTGGGCGCTTTGACGGGTAATGCGTCTACGGCGACATCGGCTACAACGGCTACAACGGCGGGAAATGTTAGCGGCACGGTGGCAATCGCAAATGGTGGAACGGGGCAAACAACTGCATCAGCGGCATTTAATGCGTTATCCCCTGTAACGTCTACAGGCGATTTAATTATTGGCACAGGCGTAAATAGTGCGGGTCGCCTTCCAATTGGCACAAACGGTTACGTTCTAACATCTAACGGCACTACGGCATCTTGGGCGGCAGCATCGGGCGGCGTAACCCAAATTGTTGCCGGTACAAACGTCACAATTTCACCGGCGGGCGGCACAGGCGCGGTTACGATAAATGCGTCTAGTGGTGGTGCAAGTGCCTACAATCGAACAACCTTTACCGCTACGGCAGGACAAACAGCTTTTACGGTAACTTATGCGGTTGGCTACCTTCAAATCTACGTTAACGGCGTGTTGTTAACCGGCTCTGATTACACAGCTACAAGCGGAACAGGATTTACCCTTAACGTAGCTTGCGCGGTAGGCGACATTGTGGAAGCATTGGTAATCACCACTTCGGTGACAGGCGTAACAACAGGCAAGAGCATCGCAATGGCAATGATCTTCGGATATTGAGGAACAGAAATGGCAAACCCAAACATAGTCAACGTAAGCACAATTTACGGCACTACAACGTATTACACGCCTAGCGTCACTACTGCGGTTGTATTGTTGACTAACGCAGCCTCATCAAACACTGTTTACAAGATTGACAATGTGGTGGCTGCAAACGTAACAGGCACTGCCGCTACTGTTACGGTTTCCATTTATACCAACGGTGCGGTAGCCCAAGGCTCTGCGCCTTCTGGCGGTACGGCTTATCCAATCATTTATCAAGCGTTTGTCCCCGCTAACGCTGCTCTTGTGATTGTTGATAAAAGCACTGCGTTTTATTTGCAAGAAGGCACTTGCATCTCAATTACGTCAGGCACGGCAAACGCCATTACGTTTACAACCTCCTATGAGGCTATCAGCTAATGTCTACTCGGTATAAAGGCTCACTCATATCGGCTACGCCCGCTAGTTCGTCTAGCACGGCAGCGTATGGCCTTTGGAAGCAGTCAGATGCAGCGCAGCTTGTTAATACCGCATGGCCTAATATTGACCCCTATTGGTCTAGCGTTTCAACATTAGTCACTGGTGAAGCAGCTACTGGCGCGGATAACTTAACATTTATTGATAGCAGCACTAATAATTTTACGATAACCTCTAACAACGTTTATCAAGGAACAGCCAATCCTTTTTCTACGGTTGGGCCTTATTCACCAACAGTTAATGGTGGTTCTGGTTATTTTAATACCGTAACAAGTACGTTTCTTACTCCATCATCAAGTACAGCATGGTCATTTGGTACTGGAGCGTTCACAATAGAATTTTGGATGAATCCATTAGCATTAAATGCAACTAATGGAGTAATTGTTAGTAATTTTATTGCTGCTAGTGGTGCTTATGTAGTAGGCCAATGGAAATTTGGATGCAATAACTCGGCAAGTGGTCAATTAGCTTTTACTTGGGCAACCAGCACAACAGTGGTTAGTACGATTACTTCTGGTGCAAACTTGCCAACATTAAACACATGGCAGCACGTTGCTATTGTTCGCAATAATACAACTATCACAATTTATTTGAATGGTGTTTCTGTTGGGTCTGGGACTATGAGTACCAGTTTGGGAGCAACGGGGACACTTGCAGTAGGTTACCAACAAACAGGTAGTACGTTTTATTACAACGGATATTTATCTAATGTTCGGATTGTAAAAGGTACGGCAGTTTATACCACTGCTTTTACACCACCCACAGCACCGTTAACAGCTATATCTGGGACTCAATTATTGCTTGGTTTTACCAACGCAACTATTATTGATAATTCCATGACTACTAATTTTACTTATGTTAGTAGTAATTCCGTAGCAATTTCTTCTTCTACTTTTAAGTATGGTTCTGGAAGTTTGTATAACAATGGAAGCAGTCTTTCTGGATCAAATTCAACTAAATTGCAATTAGGAACTGGAGATTTTACTATTGAAGGATGGGTAAGTTTTAGTACTTCTTTACAAGCATACGCTTTTGTATCTAGAGGAGCTGCTGCTACAGGGTGGGAAATTAATTGTTCGAGTACAAATGTAATACAATTTTTATATACAACTTCTACATTAACTGGCACTACAGTAATGAAAAAATTGACTTGGTATCATTTTGCTGTAGTTCGTTCTGGTAGTGCTATTGGAAACGTAAAAATTTATCTTAACGGCGTATTGGATGCTACAAGTGCTGGCGCTGTAACCGACAACTTTAACCAAGCGGTTGATTTGATTATTGGAACTGGTAGGCAAACCAGTGCTGCTTCTGGTCTTGTGGGATACATAGACGATCTTCGGATTACCAAAGGCGTTGCTAGGTATACGGCAAACTTTACCCCGCCGCAACAATCGTTGCCCATTCAGTAAGGACAGTTATGAGCCTACCACGCAACCTATCCATCCTTGCCGAAAACACAAGCGCAACCGGCGTTGTTACAACGGCAACCAATGCTAATAACGTGGCTGTCACTAATGATGCAGCTACCGCAACGTCTGTTTACCCTACTTGGGTAACGGCAAACACGGGAAATTTGCCTGTTTACGTCACTTCAACTAAACTTAGTTTTACGCCATCTACCGGCGCATTACGGGCCTCGCAACTTATAATTGCACCATAAGGAAACATCATGGGAATTTTAACTTTTCAAGCAGCAGCAGGCGGGGCGCTTAACCTAAACGGCCCAAATATCGCAGGCACGGTTAATTTGACTTTGCCTAGCGCGGATGGCACTAGCGGACAACCATTGCAAACCAACGGCAGCGGTACGCTTTCCTTTGCTAACCTGGCAATTGCTAACGGCGGCACGGGTGCTACGTCTTTTACGGCTAACCAAATCCATTATGGGTCGTTTAGTCAATCTGCTGGCTTGACCTTTGATGGCACTAACTTTGCTACTACCGGCACGGCAACGGCTGCAAAACTAATTCCTACTGGGACAAGCGTAACTGGTAACGGGATGTACTTGCCTGCTGCCAATGCGCTAGGCTTCTCTACGGCAGGCACAAACGCTGTCTATATAGACGCAAGCCAGAACGTGGGGATAGGGACGAGTTCGCCTGTTTATACACTTGATGTTGGTGGGCTAAATGCAAATATTCGTGTAGCCCCATCTACTGTTACAAATAATGCACTTACTCGATACGTCAATACTGGAGGAACAGGCTATGTGGGTCTTGATAATAGCATAGGTGGATTGACTTCAGCGTATGCGTTAAATCTTTTTCATACAGGCGCTTACCCCATTGTATTTAGCACTTCTGGCACAGAACGCGCTCGTATCGACTCCAGCGGTAACGTGGGGATAGGGGTTACGCCAGGATACAAACTTCAAGTGGCAACTCCAGCATCCGGCTATGGCGCTGTATTTCGCTACACTGGTGGCACAAACAATCCCGGTTTGTTTTTTACTACAACTGAGTCCACTGCGGTTTCCGACATCAATGCATCTGGTTCAACTGGAACAAACGTTTTAAGTTTTTCAGTTAGCAATGGCGAAAAAGTTCGTATTGACTCCAGCGGTAACTTGCTGGTGGGGACTACAAATGCATCTCCTAGTGCAGGAAATGGTTTAAAAATTACTTCAACAGGTCGTGTTTATTCTGTTATTACAAATGCTGACTTTGACAGTTATGACTTGTATAACACTACCGCTGGTGCATATCGTTTTTTTGTTACGGCTGCGGGAGTAATAAACGCCACTACTACAACAATTACTGCAATTTCTGACCAACAATTAAAAGAAAATATTCGTGATATTGATACAGGTCTTAACTCAATTATGGCGTTAAAACCTAGACGTTTTGATTGGAAAGAAGGCAAAGGACAAGATAAGAAAAATGCCGCTGGTTTTATTGCACAAGAATTTGAAGAAGTATTTCCTGATTGTGTTGGGGTTTCAAAAGCTGGTAAAGATGGGATTGAGTACAAAAACATTAATTATGAAACGTTAATACCAACATTTGTAAAAGCAATCCAAGAGCAGCAAGCCCTAATCACGCAACTAACTGACCGCATTGCGGCGCTGGAAGCAAAATGAACGACAAATTATCTTTATCCGTGAATTTGCTTAATTCAGTTTTGGCTTACCTTGGTTCGCGTCCATATCAGGAAGTATTCCAATTAATTGATGCGCTGCAAAAAGAAGCTAAAGAACAATTAGAAAAAGAATGATTACAACTTGGAAAATTCTTGATATTTCCGTGGAAGGCGAGGCAATAACCCACGCCAAGTATCACGTTTTAGCTACTGATGACAAAAATGTAGTGGAAACCGAGGGAAATTGGGATTTTGACAAGTTCAACGTAAAGACACCTTACGCCGAAGTTACCGAAGATCAGGTGATTTCTTGGATAAAGGAAGGTGCGACCCAATACGGAAAAAATGTAATAGAATCACGGTTAGAGGAACAATTGGCGCTTCTTGGTAAGACGAAATCTGTTGTGCCTCCCTGGAAACCGCCTGTGTTTACCTTGGAGCAACAATGGCCCAGCCAATCGACATAGTATCCAGATCGTTAAAAGACATCGGCGCATTGGAAGCCGGTGAAACGCCAACGCCCGAAGCGGCGCAAGATGCGTTCGACATGCTCAACGATATGTTAGATCAATGGTCTAACGAAGATATGATGGTCTATAACTTCACGGAAATTATTTTTCCCGTGGTTAATGGACAAACCCAATACACAATTGGCCCAGGCGGTACTGTCGGCTCAAGTTTTACCGGCTCAATCACGGGCAATATCTTAACCGTTACGGCTATTACGTCAGGCGCTATTACGCTAAACCAAACCCTGACCGGCACGGGAATTACGGCAGGAACGTCCATTGTGTCGTTTATTGGCGGCGCTGGCGGTGATGTATTGGAAGCGGGAACGTATCAGGTAAACATATCTCAAACGGTAGCCAGCACAACCATTACAGGTTACTACCAAAAGCCATTGCGTGTAAATTCTGCTTATGTAAGGATTAACACAACTTCTAACGGTCAGCCTATCTTAAACGGCGGTCTTGATTACCCTGTAGCGGTTTTAACGCTAGACGATTATTCGTTGATTGGTCTAAAGACGTTAAATGGCCCGTGGCCTAAAGCCTTGTATTACAACCCTGGTGACACCTTGGGTAATTTGAGTGTTTGGCCTAATCCCGCGCAAGGCGAAATGCACATCTTTACGGACACTATTTTTGCCCGTTTTACAACCATGTACGACATCATGCGTATTCCGCAAGGTTATATAAATGCGCTGCGCTGGTGTTTGGCAGAACGCTTAATGCCCATGTATGGCAAGGCAAGCCCCGTCCAAATCGGCATGATTCAGAAGTTTGCAGGCGAAGCAAAAGCAACAATCAAACGTACTAATATGCGCCCACAAATGGTATCGCGGTATGCGGATGCGTTGCTTACGGGGCGTTCTAAAGACGCTGGTTGGATTTTGACGGGGGGTTTCCTGCGGTGACGTTTTCCGTTACAATGTGGTTGTACTTTAAAGGAGTAAACCATGTACACAAAGGAAGAAGCAATCCAAAGGAAACGTGACCGTGACAATGCAGCTTATAGGAACAAAGTTGGAAGGCCAGTAGGAAATCCTGGTAGGCCAGCAAACACTCCAGAAGTGATCTGGAGCAAAGTAGATAAACGTGGCGAAGATGAATGTTGGAATTGGTTAGGATACAAAAATGAAGATGGATACGGCAGAACATGGATTGAAGATGTGGGCTACTATGCTCACAGGGTTATCTATGCGCTTGCTTATCCAAACACAATCACGCTTAGAGCGCCAAGCAGAACAAGTGACTCAGGTTTTGTTCTTCATACTTGCGACAATCCATCTTGTTGTAATCCAAAACATTTATTTATTGGCACTCATGCTGAAAACATGGCTGACAAGGTTACAAAAAATCGGCAAAACAAATTTCCAACTGATACAGGCCCAAGGTGCAAATTGTCAATGTCGCAAGCCCGTGAAATCAGGCAATTACGCAAAGAAGGTGTTTCAGCCCGTGAACTTGCTCAACGATATGAAATTAGCCTTCCATCAATTAAAACATTGCTGCGTGGTGATTCCTACAAGGAATAAATATGCCTGACTTCGGATTTGTGGGGCCAAGTTACGAATCTCCGTCAATCTACCAAGAAAGCCAGGAGTGTATTAACTTTTTCCCCGAAGTTGACCCACTAAAACAACCTGGTGTTCGCGGTATTGTTGCGCTTTACCCAACGCCAGGTCTAACCCTTCAAGCCGTGCTAAACAATGCCGAAGTGCGCGGAATGCGTACTTTGTCGGGCGGCAGTCAAATGGTTGTTGTTTGTGGGCCTTACGTTTACGTCTTTACGTCTAATCTAAGCGCCACGGTTGTCGGCATTCTTAATTCCTCGGCTGGTCGTGTTGGCATTTCTGACAACGGCTTAAACGCTTATATTGTGGACGGGGCTTATCGGTACACATGGCGCATTTCTAGCCCTGCAAACGCCGTATTTACGGGTTCTGTTAGCGGCACTACCCTAACGGTTACAAATGTTAGCAGCGGCACAATTACCGCCAATCAAAGCCTAACGGGTGTTGGTGTAACGGCAGAAACCGTGATTACGTCTTTGGGCACAGGGACGGGCGGCATAGGAACTTATAACCTAAACATTAGCCAAACCGTATCAGCTAGAACAATGACTTCTGCGGCGGTTGGTTCAAGGTATACGGCTACTGTTGCGGGAACAACCATGACCGTATCGGCGGTGGCCTCGGGGACTATTTACCTTGGTCAAACAGTACAAGGCGCAGGCGTTACGGCTGGAACAATTGTTACCGCCTTTGGCACTGGCTCTGGCGGCATAGGCACTTATACGATTAGTTCGTCTTTGACTATTGCTGTTGGTCAAACAATGTATGGCCTTAATTTTAGCGTATTGCCAAGTTCGGATGGCGCTTTTAGCGGTGGAACATCGGTAGATATCATTGACAATTATTTTGTTTACAACAACCCTGGCACGCAGCAATGGGGTTCTTCTAACTTATTGAGCACTATTTCGCCATCTACTAGCTATGCTTTCAAAGATGGTAGTTCGGACAAGTTGGTGGCCTTAATTGTTGACCATCGGGAAGTTTACCTAATGGGTGAAACTTCGTCTGAGGTTTGGAGCGATGTGGGCGCAGTGCCTTTCCCGTTTCAAAGAATTCCAGGCACATCTACCCAGCACGGCATTGCGGCTCAATTTTCTGTTGCCCGTTTAGGCAATTCGTTTGCTTATGTATCTCGGAACAACCGAGGCCAAGCGCAAATCATGCAAATGAACGGGTATATACCGCAGCGTATATCGACTCATGCGGTAGAAAATACGTTAACAAACCAATACATTGATGACGCTATTTCATTCACTTATCAGCTAGAAGGCCATGAAGTTTACGTTACGACCTTTCCTACGTTAAACCTTACATGGGCGTATGACTCCACCACTGGGATGTGGCATAAATGGTTGTCTATGGCTTCGGATGGAACGTACCAACGCCATCGGAGTAATTGCTCCGCTGTGTTCCAAGGTTTAGTTTTAGTTGGCGACTATGAAAACGGCAAAATCTATTCATTAGACAAGGAAAACTATACCGATAACGGGCAAAACGTCCGCAGGCTGCGCCGTGCGCCTCATTTGGTTTCAGACTTACAACGTCAATATTTTGATGAATTGCAAATTCAGTTTCAGCCTGGTGTTGGTATTTCTGGCCTTTCTGTAAACCCAAACACAACAACTGATACAAGCAATTATTTAGGATCGCCATACGTTATTACTTCGTCTGCTACGTTTACGATTGCTCCATTGTCAACGTACATTATTGGTAATCCTGTAGCAAATTATTACACCGTTACAACAACTAACCCGCAAGCTATGTTGCGCTGGTCAAATGATGGTGGTTCTACTTGGTCTCGGGAATATTGGACAAGCATAGGTCAGATTGGCAAATACAAAAACCGCGCTATTTGGCGGCGTTTGGGCATGGCTCGTGATCGAGTGTTTGAGGTGTCGATTAGCGACCCTGTAAATGCGGTAATCATTTCCGCAAATCTTAAAGCGACAAATGGGGAAAATTGATGGCACTAAGTAACACACAGCAAATTAATCCGTATCCACAAGCGCCTTTTTTGGATGCAAACACAAACCGCCCATCCCGCGCATGGCAGCAGTTTTTCCTTAATTTGCTAAATTTTTCTAGTGCTACGACTGCAACCGCTGGTTCTGCTACGTTGCCAGCTAATCCAGTAGGGTTTATAAATGTCACCGTTAACGGTAACGCTTATAAAATTCCTTACTACAACGTTTAAGGACTAATATTGTGCCTAGAGATTATCAAGTAGATACGTCTGTATCAAGTTTGCCTGCGTGGATGCAAGATTCCCCTGCGGGAACTTATACACCTACAACTTATAACGGTCAACCTGGTTATTTAGACCCAACTGGTCAAATAATTAGCGGAACAGGTGCGGTTCTTTATCGTCCATCTGGTTGGCAAGCGCAACAAGATGCCATAAATGCGGCGCATCCTTCGCAAAATTTCTTGCAAACAATGGGAAGCGGCATTTCCGCAATGGCAAGCAATCCAGTTGTTCAAGCAGGAGCATTGTTAGGCGCTGGCGCATATTTCCTTGGCCCTGTTGCGGCTGATTTATTTGGCGGTGCTGCTGGTGCTAGTGCTGGTGGTGCTGGTGGCGGTAGTGTTGCCGCATTAGCTCCTGAGACTGTTGGCG